CGGAAGTTCTCCTTCGTAAAGCAGCAGTAAGCCCAGGGATAGACGCTTATCGTCCAGGACCAAAACAAATCCTGTTTCATAAATCTACGTCCAAAGAAAAGCTATTTATCGGAGGAAACAGAAGTGGAAAAACTGTTGGAGCAGTCGCCGAAGATATTATGTGGCTTACAGGAAAGCACCAATATAGAAGTGATTTACCAGAGCCACCAATCCGGGGAAGATGCGTAGCAGTAGATATCGAGGACGGTATCAAGAAAATCGTTCTTCCAGAGGTTGCGAAATGGACTCCACCAAGTTTTTTGAAAAATGGCTCTTGGGAAGATTCCTACGACAAGCAGTCTCGTACTCTTACCTTGACAAACAGTTCGTTTCTCGAGTTTATGTCGTACGAACAGATCACAGACAAGATGAGCGGCACTAGCCGTAATTTTGTCCATTTCGATGAGGAACCACCAGAGGACATATTCAATGAGTGCTTGATGCGCTTGGTTGATACGGATGGTTCATACTGGATTTCAATGACACCGCTTATTGAAATGACTTGGATCGAAGATAGAATTTACAACCCTTGGAAAGAGGGAGACAATTCAATTTTCGTTCTCGAAGTCGATGTGGATGATAACCCTTACGTTAACATTGAAGCCTTCAATAGACTCACTAGAGGCTTTGCTGCGGAAGAACAACTAACACGGCGTAAAGGAACATTCATTACCCATACCGGATTAATCTACGCTGGTAGCTATCTGGACAAGCCTTATTATGAGGGAGGTAACGTTGTACCCGACATTGTGCACAACTTACAAAAATTTCTACCTGGCTGGGGACACTTTACCTGTATGGACCACGGATTGGCAAACCCCACAGTTTTTCTATTCTGTGCCTACAACACGGCCGGTAAGATTATTGTTTACGACGAACTATATATCTCCGGTAAAGAGAAGCGCCTAATTTCGGATAACGCAGAAAAATATTTGGAGCGACTTGAAAACCTCGGGGTGACTCCTGTATATTGCGTGGGCGATCCGAACATTCAGAACAGAAACGCTATCACAGGAACAAGTGTCCAAAGTGAATACGCCGATCATGGAGTCTTTATCTCTCTCGGAAATAATGACGTGGACGCAGGAATTGGACGAGTCCAAGACTTATTCGGTTCCAGGATGTTGTTCATTAGTGATAGATGCGTTGAGACGAATAAAGAACGAAAAGGATACCGCTGGGATCGACACATGTCCTCAAAGATTGCGTCCAGACGGAACCTCAAAGAGAAGCCTTTGAAACGAAACGACCATTGTATGGATGCAATTCGTTATGGAGTGATGTCTCGTCCTATGATGATAAATGGAGAAGTAGCCCCTGTAGGGAATATTCTGAACGGGGCAAGAGTCGCAATGGATATGGACTACGAACTCTGTTTCAAGTCAGAACCACAGTACGATGAAGTGTTAGGAATTGAATGGTGAGAAATTTTGTACTAGAACGAGATGAAGATGAAACTGGAATATCTGGAACAGGTGTTGTTGCCGAGGGTGTAGAGTTCTCTGACGGTCAGATTGCAATGAACTGGATCGTAGGAGACTTTCGCTCTGTAGTAATTTGGAGCCAAGGAATTTCAGCTGTAGAAGCAATTCATGGACATAGCGGAAAGACAAGGATTGTTTGGAAATGATCGTAGTAGAAAACCCAACCTTCCACCCTTACTCCTGCATTCAATGCGGAGTTAACTACAATAGAAAGTGGTATGTCGACCTGGGTCTGCGCTTAGAGAACGCATTCCAACCGCTCTTTGCGGGTAACGTATACTTCTGTAACGAATGTTGGTGGAACGTCGTGGAAGAAGTAGAACGCTCAGTCGAGAAATACCTCGAAGAAAGAGGAGAAACAAGTGAACCCGGAATTCTTGATGACTTTGATAGAGAACCTGAACAACTCATTGAGAGCAGCGAACGAGACGATCCAGAACCAGAGCCTAGTGATAACACAACTGCAACAGATGATTCTGATGAACAGACCGATCCCGTCGGAGAGTTCGTCGGATTCTTCGGACCTTGATGAAGAAATGGAAAGTAACTACGATCCAGAGTTTGTAGTTAATTTCCCTGAAATGGAGGAAAATAGTGCCTGATCAGAAAGAGGCAGAAGTGCCGCACAGACCCAGTACAGCCGCACATAAAAGTGCTGCACGTAATCGGAGTCCTTCTAGTCGACCGAGCGTTACTGACGTTCCTAAGTCGAAGTTGGTTGAACCCACCGATGAACCTACGTATCCCTTTGGCCCAACGTTGATTCGTACTCCAGAAGATGCACTCAATGCATTCATGAGAGGCGAAATCACCGAAGATACCTACAGGGATGCACTTGCGAAGTTTGGTGCAAACCCAGCAATTCAATTCGGAAATGTGCGTCCTCTTCTGGAGAGACCTGATGCAGCATTCCGAGTGAAAATTCCCGATGACATCTATGATGCGGCAGCCCCGCCCGTAGATGATGTCGAAGCTCGTCAGAAAGTTCTCGCCGCAAAGCAAGAACTTCGTGATGAGGCAACAGAACTTGCAAAGAAAGACAAAACAACCGAGGAAACAGTTAAGCGAGAAAATGCGGATTTCCGAGCAGAACTCGAAGAGAAGTACATTGCTCCCGCAGTAGAAGAGTTCAACAGTAACGTTAGAGAACCAAAGAAGTAACCAATGGCAGTGCTTATTTCTGGGTCGGCGGATCAAAAACTGATTTCTGAGTGGGATCAGAAACTGAAGTCGGCCCAGGATGCACGCCTTAATTTCGAGAAGCAATGGCATGAGAATCTGGCGTTCTTTAACGGCAGACAATGGATCATCTCGCAAAGGACTGCTAGCGGTTTCCAGCTACAGGAACAAAAGCCTTCGCATAGCTGGCGTGTTAGGCATACAGCTAACCGTATTAAGAGGATCGTCAGAACTGAGTTAACTAAGCTCTCGAAAGAAGAGCCTCAGTTCGGTTGCCAACCAGCTTCCACAGATGAAAGAGATAGACTCGCCGCAATGGCTGGAGACGCTATCTCTGACTTCATCATGCGGACAAAGTACTTTAACAAGAAGCGCTCGATGGCAACATTCTGGGCGCTTATTTGTGGTACCTCATTCTTAAAAAATTACTATGACGAGAACAAACTCGAAATGGACGGTAAGCCGGGCAAGATTGATTTCGATCCTGTTACCGCCTTCCATTTGTTTGTACCCAATCTCTTCGCTACAGAAATAGAAGAGCAGCCCTGGGTACAACAAGCTCGTTGTATGTCTCCAGAAGAAGTGTATAACTGTTACGGGATCGATATTGAGCCTGGAACGGATACGGCGCATCTTCTCATTGACCAAAGGTTCCTTACGAGTATTGGAATTAAGAATGCCCAATCAACAGAAAACAAGCAATGCTACGTCAAGGACGTATATGTCAAACCATGTAAAAATTTCCCTAACGGCGCTTATTTTGTACATGGCGAAGGCAAGATGCTCTACGTCTATGAAAGAACAGAAGAGCCAGAACCGGGAGAACTCCTAGTTCCACCAGAAGAACTAGAAACGAGTAAAATCGCCCCTGTAGGGGAAAATCCGGAGTCTACCCTATTCGATGTTCCTGAGCCGAAGGAAGTCGATACTGATCTACAAGATGATGATTACATAGCTCCTAAGGGAACTGAAGTTAATCAGTATGACCATCAATATGGTTATGCTCATGGACGATTCCCCTTCGCAAAGATCGACCACATTCCTACCGGAATGTTCTACGCTGAGTCAGTTATTCCAGGATTGATTCCGCTGCAACGTGAATACAACCGTACACGTTCGTCGATGCTTGAATGGCGAAATCTGGCAGGAAAACCGCAGTGGTGGTTTACTCCGGGAGCTATTGACCCGAAGCTTCTTAATGCTCAGCCCGGTTTGCACGTCCCTGTTCCTATGGGATTTGACCCTCCGCAACCTTTGCCACAACCCGAATTGTCTCCTAGTATGGCTAACGACTTGGATTTGACTATTAGGGATATTGACGACTATTCAGTACAAGGAGAGATTGCTCGTGGAGATACACCCCCAGGAGTTGAAGCAGCATCAGCAATCGCCTATCTCTCCGAGGAAAACGACACGGTTCTGTTTCATACAGTTCAATCTCTCGAAGCTGCGGTCCAAGAAACAGGAGTCCAGGTTCTCGCAAACGTCCATGAATGGTGGGATGAACAACGAATTGTAAAGATGACTTCCAGGAATCAATACCTGGAAACAAGGGAGTTTAAGGCTCAGGACCTACTTCCTATCATGGACTTCCGTGTAGAGACTGGTTCAATGGCTCCTAAGTCTCTAGCAGCAAAACAGGCCTTCATTACTGAACTTGTTAAGATGGGCTATCCTCTTGAAAAGGCTCTTCGTTATCTGCAAATGTCGGAAACGAACAAGATGTATGAAGAGGCTATGATCGATGTTCGTCATGCAATGCGTGAGAACGTCTATATGTCCAAGGGACAGAAACTTACCAAGGTCGATTTGGATGCCGATCCTGTTCCTGTAGCAATTGATCCTATGACGCAACAGCCGATTACACAACCTGCAAACAAAACCGATATGACGCATGATCCGTCCACTGGACAAGTAATGACAGATGAAGCAGGACAACCTATCATGTATGAGGTTACTGTCAATCCGTTTGATGCTCACGAGATTCATGTCGAAGAGCATCAGAATTATCAAAAGACTCAGGAGTATGAGCTACTTTCCGATGAGATCAAGAAAATCATTCAAGAACACGTGGACGAACACAAGATGGAAATACTTAAGGAACGGAATGCAATTCAAGCCGATATGGCAGCTAAGGGCGAAACAGAAGAGACTGTACCCCCGAGGGAATTAGAAGGAGCACCGAGTGGGAATGGAAGTATGCCAGTTTGAGCGAATCGGAAATGAGTGGGTATTCTCGGATGGGAAAAGACTCCCTGTAATTTCTGGTGGCTCAGATGTTGGTGATTTAAGTTTTGGTTCAGACGGCGACGTCCAGGAATCAAAGACAGATGAAGTTGTCTCTGGATC